CCGATGATGTGAACCCGATTCTTGGTGATGTTGATTGGATAGTTTGTTTCCGCAGCAGACCCGTCGGCGGGATACCGGAGGACGATGATGTAGTCGTTGTTGTCGGTCGCGCATTGGGTCAAAGCATACGTGATATCTAGGAACGGAGTGTCTACGCCCAGACCGTCGTTCGTGTTGAGACCCCCGATTCCGTCCACAAAAAAGATATCTCCTGCACCAGGCACGAGAAAAGCGCCCAGGTCGTTGCCGTACCATGCGGCATTTTTTGGATTTGCCATGTTTTATTCTCCTCTAGGCTGGCGTCCGAACGGTCAGGCCGTTGTCCGCTACCGTTGCAGGTGTTGCCTCTGCCATGTTCCCGACCCAGCACGCATCCGGCGTCGCCGGGTTAGCCCAGTAGCCTCCGACATTAGTATAGACGCCGCCGAAGCTGTTCCCGACCACGGTGTTGTAGCCGCGTGAGCCGCCGCGCAGGTCCAGGTAAAAGTTCACGATGGGGATGAGTGCCGCGTGGCTCTGCGCGAAGTAGTTGCCCTGAAACAGGGTCAGGTTGAATCCGCGGATCGAATCCAGGCCGCCGACGTAGTTGTCGCAGTTATGGAAGCGGTTATTGATGACGGCACCCTGATACGGACTACCAGGTCCAGAAGCGGTGTCGCTGACCATGATCGCATAGGCTGAGTCATTGCTGCGATATTCGAGGAAAGTACAGCCTTCGATGACGACGCGGTGAGGTGCGCCGATGAAGTCTATGCCGTACAGACCGCCATAAAGCCCATCGAACCGACAGTCACGGATCGTGGTCTTGTAGGCGATGTATGGATCATCGTCGAGGCTGTTCTGAAGCCGGATCGCCGTCCCGGCCGCACCGGTCTCGAAGGTGAAGCCCTCGACTGTCCAGCCTTCTTGCCGGACGGTCAAGGCGGTTTCAGCCGCCCCTGCCGCCGTCCAGACTGGATGATGCGCCGTCGAGCCAGCACCCAAGATAGTGCAGTTGGTCGGTGCTGTGGCAGGGATGATCACGCTTTCCGCTATCGTCGCCTCGTCCGCAACGACGATGACAGAGCCTTCCAGTGATACGCCGAGTGCCGTCGCAAAGTTGGTCAGGCGCGTGATTGCTGTCTGGATCGAGTTGAGCGGGTTCTCGGGATCAGTCCCGTCGGCTGCCCCGGACGTGCCGGGATGATTTTCGTCGACGTAGAGCACGATCCCGGTCGGAGCCCACCTCAAGCCGCGCTGCACGTCGCTGCCAGGGACCCCCATCTGCCCCGGATACCAGGGTTGTAGTCTGATTTGTGGTAAACTCATATTTCTATCCTCCTGCAACCAGGGTCACGAACCGGTCGATCGGCTGCCAAAGACTCGGTGCTCTGTCGGAGGCGATCGGCTCCCCAGCCTCGATCACGTTCACCTTCTGACGCAAAGCCAGGATGACCGCCTTGTCTGGGTCGATGCCTGGGAAGTGGGTCAGCACGCCCATCTCGTCTTCGAGCCGGTAGGTGACGCCAGTCCACTGGCTCGTAAAAGTCACATAGCCGGTCACGTCGTCGCCCTCCTCGATCACCTTCAGGCCGATGAACTGCACGTGCTCCGGCGAGCCGTGGGCGATGAAGTTAGGATCATCCGCCGGATCGTCGGAGGATGCGGAGCCAAGGCCCAGCATCGCCTCGAGTTGTTTCAGTCTATCTTCCAAGATGCTAACTTTAGATCGTGCCATCGTATTTCCTCCTTTACGGCGCAGTTCCGGCGCTGTAGTACGCGCCACGGCGGTCGACCAGGTTTCCGTTGGTTCCGTCGACGTAGGTTCCCCAGACATCCATGACTTTCAGTACCACGTTGCCAGAGTCAAAGTCGCCCAAGATCGGGTCAACCGGTCGGCCAGAGCCTAGCATCGACGTGACAGATTCGATGTCACTCCGTTTGCGAACGATCATCGGCCCAGGCATACCTTGCAGACGTGCCAAGACGAGCGGGATGATGCCGTTCTGCGGGCCGGTGAAGGCCCACCAGGGCAAGTTCGGCGCGGTGCCGGCGATGTACGGATCTTCGATCCCTGTCCAGCCGGTGCGCACCACGTTGGCCGCGTTCGTCGCCAGTTCTGGCACGAGTTGGCTGGCCTGGATAGTACGTACCACGTCCACTAAACCAGAGTGGTACACGATGTAAGTCAGAGTGGCATTGATCGGCTCGCTGCAATCGTCGACGCGCTGATTGAAAGCCATGCGTGCCGTGCTAATGCGTGCCGATGTCAGACGCCCGGTGGTGGAAAAGAGCGCACCAGCCAGTCTGGTGATGCTGGTTCCGTTGGTGTACAGCCTCGAGGCGAACTTCTCCAGCGTCCGGCGTGCAGATTCACCCATGAGCGTCGCTTGATTCGCGAGGTAGCCCAGGTCGTCGTTCTTCAGGGCCTCGAAGCTAAAGTCGTACTGCTTTTCCCAGCGATAGACCTGCCACTGGCGTTTGACCGCATCCCGGACGCTGCCGGGGCGCGCCTGGCCCTTCTCGCCCACGTATTCCAGATCGTCCACGCCGCAGCGGTTCTGATACCGAGTCACGGGCATGAAGTTGGGCACGACGTCGAACTTCACCAGCGGCTCGAACATGAAGCCTTTTCGCTCGTAGCCCGGCAGCGCCTTGCGCTGCACGAACTCTTGAATGGCATACGTGAAGTCGGCGCTGGTCATAACTTCCGACAGTTGCTCGTTGGTATTAGACGCGCCGCCGATGCCGTCCATCTGGCGGTCGATCCACGAGAACTTCTCTGCCACCTCGGCGATGACCTTCGGTGGCGCTTTCATCCGCTTGAGTTGACTCTGGCGGATTCCGCTCAGCATGTATAGTATTTTTCTCATCGTTGTCCTCCTCTACCCGCTATCCGGCGTGAGCAAAATGCACGCCAGCACGTACTCGGTGGCGGTAGTGCTCATGCTCCCCACGGGCAGCCCGCCGCCGTGCGCCTCGCGACCGCCAAAGCCGCTGTCGTCATAATCGTCCTGGCAGTACATGACATAACCGGCTTTCGGATTGCCGCTGCCGGACTGATTGGCCGAAGCACCGCTGATGGTGACGCCAGCCGGTAGTTCATCGCTGTCGTCCACGTATACGCAATCGCCTGCGTCGTAACTCGCAACCCAGGTCTTCGCGGTGCCATCCGTCTCGTTGTAGTCGGTGATGTTCACGACGTACTGCCGCACGATGGCGCAGCCGCTGACGTTCATCAGCACGCGCTGGGCGCTTTCGTACTCCACGACGACGCCGGTCAGATTGCAACTCCGGTTGGCCTTCGCCCCGATCGCCAGGATCGGGTGCAGGCCAGCCGCCAGCACATCTTTGGCACCGCCGCCGACCTCGCTGTTGGTTCCTTCCGGCCACAGATCTGCTAACTGGAAATACCGGTTGCAGTACGGGCCGCTGGACTGTTGCCAGTCCGTTCCGCTGTAAAATCCATCAGGCATTTCTATACCTCCTCAAGTCCGACATTTCGCATGATTGCGTTAAAGTCCTCTATGGCGCTCTTTTCGCGTTCCTCGAGAGACGGCTCTTCATCGCCGCGCTCCGATTCACCGAGACCGACCACGTTGCCGCTGCCGGTCAGTTTCTTGACCTCCGCGATCGCTTCCGTGATTGCAGCCTCGAGTTCGCTGTCGTTCGCGTACTGGCGCGCACCCAGCGCGCTCTTGACGAACGCCGGCAGGTTGGTCTTGCCCAGCGCCTCCTCGACTACCTCGCCGCCGAGTGCTTCTGGTTTCTCGGCGTCCGCTTCCGCCTCCTCAATCTCAATTTCGACTTCCTCAACCGGGGTGGCATCGGCTTTTTCTTTCTCCGTCATTGTGCTGCCTCCTGTCTCTGATTCAACTTCGGCCAGGTTCAACGCTTTGCCGCCAGCCCCGGCCTTGCTCACCAATTCGAGATAACGTCCTTCCGTTATCGACGTAACGATTTTATATTCCTCGCCGTCTATCTTGCCTTCCTTGGCAAAGCCGCTGCCAAAGATGGAACATTCCAGCGTGTCCAATACACCGGCATCTGCGCGGTTGCGCGCCTTCTCTGCCTGGTATGGATCGTAAATGAGTACTTGCGCCACGGGCGCTTTTGCTTCAGTGAAACGCGTCGGGCAGGCCAGAACCTTGCCGACCTTCGTACGCTCGCTACGGTCCTTATCTACGTGGTCGGTCGCGAATACGTGGACGCCCTCGAAGACGTGAATGTCGCGAGCTAATACATCATCTGGATAATAATGCCTGTTCTTTTTATTCCCCGGCCCAGGTTTCATCAT